ACCAATACCATATTCGTTTATACCCTCACTCCAATCGGTGATTGTATCGTGAAGATATACTACCTCTACTCCGTTTAATAATTCATGTACTACTTCCAATTCAGGTCTATACATTCTATCGCGGTTTTTAGCCATAACGACAGTATCACCCATCTTTTTTCTAACTATAATACATTCATTCAATTTGGTGTCCATTTCTTAGCCTGAAGAGATTGGTTAAATTCTCACGCTAATAAATATATTTTTATTTCAAATTGATATAAAATATTATTTCAATCGATACATGAACTGATAACCGCAATCATCATCGTAATCACAATCTTCAACTACTTCATTAAGATTACCCAATAATTCGTTCAATTTATTCACATCAACCTGTCTCCAATATCCAAAACGAAAATATACATCGTTTGAACCACCCCAAATTTGTTTGATGTCAAAATCACCAAATTCTAACTCAATTTTCTTTAATGTAGAAATATCTAATCCGTTTCTCATAATTTTTATATTTTAATATTCACCATAATGTGCAAACACCATATCACGTGTAACCAATTCCCACTTAGCTCTCTCATACATCTCCTCACTAATCAACATCTTCTCAAAGAAGATGTCTATATTCAACTCCTCAGCATCCACATCAGTATGGATGGCTCTTAACTCAATAAAATCAACATACTCACTCACACTCATTTCAGAAAAATTTGGAAAAGAATTCATATTTTTATTGTTTTATGTTTAACTCTTATTACAAAGCTAACATACGAAGAATATTTTACAATTCCAAATTTTTTGTAAAATATTTTCAATAAAAAAGGGAAAACTTTCGCTTTCCCTTAGTGAATACCTTGTGATTATATTTGTTTAGAATTTAGTTCCGCAATGTGGACAGAACTTATGTGTATCTTTTTTTCTTTTAGCACCACACTCGCCACAATATAGAACACCTAATTCTTCTTTGTGATATTGTTTATGTGATGTAGGTAAAATTCTCCATGCTACATTGTGAAATGAATACGAATGGAAAGTTCTATCCGATGATGTAAATTGTTGATTAGATGTATCACCTTTTTCGGTTGTACCAGTTTCTATTTTATTACTTCTAAGATTCGGACCTGAAAATGTATTTGATGTTAAACTTGCGTTGTTGTAATATGAGGTAGGGGTAGTTCCACTAATTCCTAATGTATTGGTAGTATATGTTGCACCACCTAACCAATTTCCACTACTACTCGTAGTGATTGTACCATATCCACCATAGAAATGATTGGTAGTATTCTCATTAAAGAATTGTACTTCAACATAACCATTATTATCAATAGCACCTAAATTAACTGCCTCTTTTCCTACTTCATAGGTTCTGAATACAAATTTATTATTTGAATCCAAGAAACGTTCTAAAAACACCCTCTCACCTGGTCTTAATACAATACCACCACCCGATAAGTAATCTTTATCGATTTTGATTTTTGCTAATACGTGTTTTGGAGTTGGGTTGAATAATTCGATTTGGTATTCATCTCCATCATTAAGATAGACTTGACCATCGAATTGTTTGATTCTTTGTTTACCTTTTGTGATAAACGCTTGCGGGTTTGACGGACTTCCGCTAGTCCAGATTGATTGTTTCATTTTTTTCCTTTGTTTAGTTGTTATTTAAAACTTCATTCGTTGGTATTTCTCCAACTCAACTGCCTCAAAGGACAGTGAAGGTTTAACCACAAGGTTTCGAATATAAGTATTACTATTTAATTTTTTTCTTAACGATATAATTTCCTAATACTAATGTATCCATTTCACAATCTAAAAAAGTTTCAATTGCATCCTTTGGTGAATTTACAATTGTTTTATCTTTTAAATTGAATGATGTGTTTAGGACAATCGGGTATCCATTATCTCTTTCTAATTGATTTAATAATGAATACATTCTTTTATGTTGTCTATTATTTAAGGTTTGAATTCTTGCAGAACCATCTACGTGAGTAATTGCCGGTAAATTATCTATATGTTCTGAATTTACTTTTACTACTTGATTCATATAGGGAACTAATAGTTTGTAATCAAAATATTTTAATCTCTCTTCTTCTTTTACGATTGGAGCAAAAGGTCTAAACCCTTCTCTTTTTTTGATTACTCTATTTACCCTACTTTTCATTTGAGGGTCTCTTGGGTTAGCAAGTATAGAACGATTACCGAGTGCTCGAGAACCAAATTCCATTCTACCTTCGTACCAACCAATAACATTTCCATCTGTAATTTCCTTAGAAATAATTGGAATAAGTTCGGAGTGATTTTTGTATTCATACCATACATCGTTTGATTGTTTATCTAATTCTTCTTTAATTTCATCATTTGAATACCATGGGCCTAAGTATGGATTTGTATTATCAACTCTACTAACATTTTCAGTATGAGTATAATAATATTCTAAAGCACATCCAATTGCAGAACCGGCATCAGATGGAGCTGGTGGAATCCATAATTGTTTATACGGAGATTCTTTTGTTATTTTTCCGTTTGCAGTTCCATTATACGCACACCCACCACTTAAACAAATATTGTTAGATGGGTGAATAGCAAACATTTTATTTATTAAACGGAAAAAGAAATATTCATATTGTGATTGAATTGTTGCTGCTAAATCTTTATGATGTTGTTCTATCTTATCTTCTGGTAATCGATTTGGAATACCTAATAATAATCCTAATTTTTCATTAAACATAGAATTGTTTGAATAATCATATGTGAAATAATCCATATTGATTTCAAACCCGCCATCTTCGGTTTCCTTAATAAGTTCTTTAAAATGTTTTGTATAAACATTTGGATTACCATATGGTGCAAGACCCATTACCTTATACTCACCCTCATTTGGTTTAAATCCTAAGAATGCAGTAAATGCAGAATAAATCATTCCCAACGAATGTGGAAATTTAATATTCTGAATTTTTGTGATTTTATTATTTTCTGCAAATGCTAAAACTGTGGTTTCCCATTCCCCAACACCATCTACTGAAATGATTGCTGAACGGTCAAATGGAGATGTGTAATAAGAATACGCAATATGAGAAAGATGGTGGTCTCCGTATGATAAAATTATTTTATCGTTTGTGATTTCATAAATCTTACGTTCCGTTTCTTTATATTTTTGTTTATTTTCTTTTAGAATAGCATTACGTTTGAAGTATTGTAATACACCACCTCTCTTAGTGGTTTCTTCAATGCGTTCTAACTTTGTTGTTGGGTTTTCATAAAACGAAACTACCGATACATACGCACCGGTAATTTTGAATTCGTTATATAACCAATTTATTGCATTAGTGGGAAAAGAAGAATCATGTTTAATTCCCGTAAATCTTTCTTCTTCTACTGCTCCTAAAACTTTTCCATCTTTTAATAAACATGCCGCAGAATCATGATATCCACATGCTATTCCTAAAATATATTTATTCTTCATCATAATCATCATCGCCACTTATTGAATCTGGCGATACCCAAAAAGGTTCATCTCTTACTGAAAAATCACCTTCTTCTAAATAATCGTTTAACATTTTTTTCTGATGTTGTTTCATTATATTTACCACTTTTGTGATATAATGAGTCTTGCAATCAGTCATCTCTCTAATAAGTAGATATAAATGTTTTTTGTTAAAATTTTCTATATAATCACTTCTACGGAATAATTCCAATACCGCATCTGCAATTTGTATATCTCTTTTTTTGTTAAATATGGTTGTTAAATGTTTATCCCAATAGGCTAACATTATATCTTTAAATTCTCTGAATTCAGTTCCTTCTTCGGTTTCGTAAAAATCATTTTCAGGATTCCAACTTTCAGGCATTTCAGAAATTAAAGCATTTTGTTTCCAACGTTTGTAGTTTCCGTTGTTTTTTAGAATCAAATGATTCTTTGCAATGATGGTAAAATAAGAGAATGCTCTACCCTTACCTTCTTTATACATATGCATTTTTTCTACCATAGTAGAAACTACTTCCATTTGTATATCCTTTTTAGATACATCAAAATATGAAAACTTAAATGTATTTAATACGTTTTCTGCTAACTTTTCAAAAGGATATTTAATTCTTTCTTCGTAAATTTTAGAACGTTTTACGGGGTCTTTACATTTATTGTATTCTACTATTGCATCTTGTGCAGGTGTTCCAAAATATACTTTATCTTTTGGTTTTCTTGTTTTTGCCATATTAAATTATTTCATTTAGATTTTCAACAACATCTTTGATTTCTTTGAAAACCACTCCAACTTCATCATCGGATTCAAATGAACCTTTTAAATCGGCATTTCTCAATGCTTCTAATGCAGTTTCTACTTTTGTTTTAACATCTCTAAGAGTTTCGGTAAGTGTATCTTCTAACTCTTCATTTTGATTCAGTAAATTTCTTACTCCTACAATAAGTGCAATATTTAGAATTGCAGATATTGATAATATTATATAAATCATATTTTTTGATTTTTATGCTTCACCCATCGGTCCGAAATAATTCATTATAGGTGTTTCATCTTCGGATGGTGGATTCATTTGGTTTTTTAATTGTTCTTCAATTATCTTTGCGTTTCTATCAATTTTACCTTTGATGTCATCAAAACTACAAACTCCATTTTCAATTAAAATATTGATTAGAGCATCAATTATAAAACTATGATTTACAATTGTTTGTTCCAACATTTTAATATGTTCTTTTTTAGATAGTTTCTTTTCTGAGCTCATTGATTAAATCTTCAAAGGTTTTACGCTCTTCATCGGTTTCGATAAAGGCTTTATTTATGGTTTCTTGATGATAGCCTAAAGCCGATGCCATTCTAATACATATCGTTTTATATTCAAAAATTGTCATATCATCCGGCACTGTTAGTTCTATATTCGATGCCTCTCTATAATCATCTGCATCGATAGTAAATGTAAATTTAGCCATATTATACAATCTCTGCACCTAACTCTAAGAATGGTTGTGCTTTTTTATATTTCATAAATTCGGTTTTCCCATCTGGTAATTTAACCATAACCATTTCATTTCTACCATAAGTTTTAGGAGCAATGTATGTAGTTGTATATCTACGTTCTGGGTTTGTAATAAGAATACCATCTAAGTGGTCGATTTCATGTTGTGCACATACACACTCCATTAAACCAGCATCACCAAAGAATTCATCTGCATCTTTCCAATCGTTGAATTGATTATCTGCTTTAAATTCTACAACACCTAAGTTGTCGGTTTCTACTAAAATTCGTTTTGAACGAACTGTTTTAACTGGACTTTTTAATGTCTTATCGATTGATAAACATTGCTCTACATAGGCAACAGCATCTTCTGAGCGTTCTATGATTGTTGGATTGATTAAAACTAACGGCTCGATTACCTTAATTATACATGCACGAACATCCAAACCTAATTGATTAGCAGATAATCCAATACCACCGTGTTTTTCTAATTCAGTAGTAAGGGTTTCAGTAATCTTTTGAATTTCTTCAGCAGATAATTTTGAAGGTTTAATCGGTTTAGATAGTTTAAGTTTGTCTTTTACAATTTGCATGATATTATTTTTATTTATTTGTATAAGGATTTATGTAATTCTGTTTAAAATATTCATCAGTATATTCCACATTATCTGGAAATATTGAATGGGTTTCTTTGATTTGTTCGTTGAAAATTCTTCTAATTTTTTCACCCAATTCCGCATTGTTAGGTGTATCTTTTATTAGTGATACGGGAATTGTTATTGTGTGATTACTCATAAAATATTTATTATTTGGTTATTATTATGTAAAGATACGAAAACTTTTCCATATTTCCAAATTATTTAAATTTATTTAACGTTTTTTCGTTAGTTTTTGTTTTCGTTTTCTTTGCTTCTTTATTTTGTTTTTCTATAACTTTCATTCTAGCAAAATAAGCTGGTTTCCATTTATACTCTACTGATATTGGACCATTTGGAAATTTCTTTTTATCATATTTCCAAATTGATATAGATTCATCATCTTCGTAGGTATATTCAAATTTGGTAGGTTTATCCTTCATCGAAGGTTCTGGTCTCTTTGCCATAACTTAAATTAAAATGAAAAAAATTTGTTTATTGTTTCCTTATCAACTCTACTCTCCTTTCGCATCTCATCAATTGGTTTTAGTAATTCATCATATCCATCTATTGGTTCACCAACATACTCATGACAATATGATGCTCGTTGATACATTGTCTTATACACCTCTGAATGGTCATTATTATCGTTTCTAATCTTTCCGTTGAATAAAGTAGGTTTCCAACTTTCGGTATGAATATTTCGATAAATCCCTAATGCAGGATTGATAGTTTTAGTGTAATACTTTGCATTCATATTTTTAAGAATACCACCACTCCATTCAGATATTTTACTACCAATACTCATTCCTTGATAATCTGGATGAACTACGATTCTACTTTCTCTGAATACTTTGAATCCACCATTCTTACCCAAATGTCTTCCAATTACATTTATTGCTACAGGTTTATCGTTCCATTCAAATAGAAGATAGATGTAGGTTTTGTTTGCGTTTTGTGTTAGATAATGATGTTCTTTGAAGAAGTCCCAAGCTTCAGGTTCAACCCTACTAACTGATAAAGTGATTTCCGGTCTCCCTTGCCGAAGATAGTCAGGTCTTTCGAACCCGCCTCCTTTTGATGGTGAATATATCCAATCCGGCATTATCCACTCCATAATATCAAAGTGACAGGATGCTAAGATAATCTTTTTTCCTTCCCTACGAATGTATTTTTGTAATGCGAAACTCATTGCCTTTGCAACATCTCTATCAACAACTGATGTGTATTCATCAATCAAAATAGTATCACCATCTTTTGCAGATGAAACTAAATACGCAAGATATGCACGATATTGTTCTCCATTACTTAATAAACGAAATGGTCTTAACCAAGTGGGAACTGATGATAATCCTATCGATGTTAGGACTCTTGTTGCTTCTTCTGGTTCTAACCAATCAAAATTAGATATAAGTGGTTTATCTTCATCAAACTTAACATCTTTACTACCACCCAATTCTTTTAATATAGTTGATTTACCACTACCACTTCCGCCATATATGACACCAATATTCCAATCAAACGAATTTAATCCATCTAAATTCATAGGAATTGTAACTTGCGTTTCTTCTCTATTTTGTATATCAAACGCATTATACACATATTCGGTGTATTTATCATTTTGTATTTTAGATGTAAGTGTGATATTCATATTAGTTACTTAGGGGTGCTTTAATTTTTGGATGTGAGGTATATCCAACTAATTCAAAACAATCTGGTCTATAACTCATAATCTTTTCATCAAATGATTTAGGACCTAAATGTTCTTTTACTTTGTGATGTAAATACCAATTTCTTTCGGTGATATTTACTGATGGTAATTCATATGGTTCTCTTGTTCGTTTAGGTACTCCTGCCGAATCGAAATAGACCCCTTTAGCATAATCAGATTGTTCATCAATATTATCACAAACATCACGATTCGGCTTATGATTTTCAAACCACCAATGCATTCGTTCTTCCAAAGTTAATTCTCTACCAATTTGTTCTTTAGCTTGTTCAATATGATTTGAATACAAATGAACATCACCTAAATTACCAATCAACTCATCAGGTATCATATTTACCTCCTTTGCAATAATTTCTAATAACAAACCATATGATGCAATATTGAATGGTAAACCTAAGAATGTATCTACACTTCGTTGATTCCACATTAGAGAGATTGCTCTATATTTTCCTGGATTAACAATCTTTTCATCTCTTGTTGTTGGTCTTGTATAAATTTGAAATCCATAATGACAAGGCGGTAAAACCATTTTATCTAAATCACTTACATTCCAAGCACTAACCATCAATCTTCTACTATCGGGATTTGTTTTTAATTGTTCTATTAGATTTGAGATTTGGTCTATTGGTTGGACTAATTTATTTGTGTCTGGATTTAATCGATTTACTTTCCAACTTCTCCATTGCTTACCATAAATCGGTCCTAAATCACCTAATTTGTAACCTGTTAAATCAGGAATAAAATGTGGTTGTTTATTATTACCAAGTTTGATAGCTGAGATGAATTGTTCTTTTGACATTGGGTCCACACTATGTGTGACACATTGCGCTTCGTATCCTTTGTAAGCATCACCATCCCAAATATGACAATCATAATCCAATAAGAATTTGATATTAGTATCACCTCTTAAAAACCATAAGAGTTCTGCTACCATAACTTTCCACGCCATCTTCTTTGTAGTTAGTAATGGAAACCCCTCGCTCATTTTATGACGAATCTGTCTACCAAAAACAGAAATAGTGCCAGTACCGGTTCTATCTCCTTTTTCTACCCCATTATCTAAGATGTCTTGTAATAATGCTTGATATGATTTATCTAAGTTGTTCATATGATTTTAATCTTTTTTGATTATCAATTTTATCTTCAACCGAATATCTTTCTTTGAATGCAATGATTCGGTGAAATTCTTTATAAGCAGATGGATGGGTTT